CCTCAACGGGACACCCGACGCGTCCTTCATCTTTTTGTTTGTCGAGAAGACCGCGCCCCACTTCGTCACCCTCGCCACACCGAGCGACGACGCCCTCGAGTGGGGACGCGCGAAGAACGAGAAAGCTATCCGCCTCTACGCCGAATGCGCCAACACCGACACCTGGCCCGGCTACCCCACCCACGAAGCGAACGTGCCCGCCTGGGCATGGAAGGACATCGACGAAGCATGAGCAACGAACTCGCACCCCAGAACAGCACCGCAATCCTCGACACGCAGATGCGTTACGCCGAGGTGCTCGCACAGTCCGAGCTCGTGCCGCAGGCGTACCGCGGCAAGCCAGCGAACTGCCTCCTCGCGATCGGCCTCGGCCAGTCGATGGGCCTGTCCCCGTCGGAGGCGCTCATGCGCATCGACGTGATCCAGGGCAAGGCCACCGCGTCCGCCGAGCTCGTCGCGTCGAACGTGCGCCGCGCCGGCCACAAGCTGCGCCTCGAGGTGAACCAGAACCCGCCCGCCGCGCGCTGCGTCATCGTCCGCGCCGACGACCCGGACTATGAGCACGTCGTCATCCGCGATGAGGCGTGGGCGAAGCAGATGGGCCTGTCGAGCAAGGACAACTACAAGAAGCAGCCCGCGACGATGCTCGGATGGCGCGCCATCACCGCGTGCGCACGCCAGGCATGCCCCGAGGCGCTGTACGGCGTCACGTACACCGCCGACGAGATGCTCGACGCCTCACCATCGCGCCCCTCTCGCCACACCGCTACCCGCCAGGCACCCGCGATCAGCGCAGCCGACTTCGGCATGCCTGACACGCCCGCCGCTGAGCCCGCCGTCGACACGGCCACCGGCGAGGCCATCGAGGAGCAGGCATGAGCACCCGAACGGTCGACGTCGGCGACGGCCACATCGTCACGCACCTCGACGAACCCGCGCCGCTGCACCCGGAACGCGCGGCCTGCGACATGGTCACGCACACCCTCGTCACGACAACACCCGCGACGGCCACCACCGACTGCGAATGCGGACACGTCAAGCTGCGAGGCCTGCACACGCACATCTACCAGTGCGACATCTACGAAGCCTCGCATGGCAGCGAAGTCGGTAAGCGCATCGGGTACGAACGCAACATCGCCGAGTGGAGCGTCTGCGGCTGCCACCCCGCCGCGGAGGTGACCGCATGAGCGACTTCGACACTCCCCTGACGCGAGCACGCCGGGCGCACCTCAAAGCGATCCGCGACGAAATGCACGCCATCGCCGCGACAGTGCCCAACCCGCCGACACGCGTGCAGGTCGACGACCTGTGGGCACACGCCCGCCAACACACCGACGACGGCGAGCAAGCACGCAAGCTCGTCCTCTCCGCGATCCGCCTTGGATGGCGACCGATGGGAGAGCAGCCATGACCCGCGCTCTCAACACCGAAGGCCCCGTGACGTGCTGCCCGTGGCGCGCCTGCCTCATCCGAATCTGCCCGAACAACCCGCGAAAGGAGGCCCGCGATGGCCTTGGAGATCACCGCACGCTTTGACGGCCTCACCTGGGGCGAGCTGCGCAAGCTCGTCACCCTCGCCGCCGACCAGCCCGACGACGAAGAAGTGCTCTACGCCTACGACGAAGGCGCCTACGAGGCAACCGGAATCCTCGTCTTCACGACGGCCGACCGAGTCGCGAAGGAGGACTCGTGCCGTGGGTGAGAGTAAGCGACGACTTCATGGATCACGACCGCTTCGAGGACTTGTCGCTCGACGCAATCGGGTTGTGGCTGACGGGTCTCGCATGGTCGAACCGCAACCTCAAGGACGGGCGGATCACACGCTCGAAAGTGCGCACGCTGCACGCCGAAGTGAGCGACGAAACGGTCTCGGAACTGGTGCGCGCGGGCCTGTGGATCGAGCGGGCACGTCACATCGAGATTCGCGACTACTTGGACTACCAAAAAGACGCGGAAACGATCCGAAAAGAGCGCGAGATGGCGAGGCAAAGGAAGGCGCGTTCGCGCCGAAAAGTGGACGAACCGCCGCCGGAGTTGGAGCAACTTCCCCCGGATCACGCGGATTTTGGGGGGTGATGTCACGCATGATGTCACGCCGTGACACCCACCGTGACATTCGCCGAACTTCGCGCGGAGTCACACCCCATGTCACGCACATGTCACGGCCCCTCCCACACCCACTCCCACTAAGAGGTTGCGCGTGGCTGAGGAAGCCGCCGAGCGATGCGGTCCGTACCGCGTGCGCGAGGCGACGCGACGGCGGCCGATGGAGTGATTCGGGGTGGGAGCCGTGCTGACACCTCGCATGCGGGCGGCGCTCGTCACGACGATGGTCGAAGCGCGCGACTGGAATCCGAAGGCGTGCGGCGAAGCGATCGACCGCATGGACGCCACCGGACGGTTCAGCCACCAGGCGTTCTACGTCAGCGTCGTCGGCCGCTACGTCTCCGCACTCACCGAAGACGGACGCCCCCGCTTCACCACCCCAGCCCTCCTCGCCGACGAAGGCGAGCACTGGACCCACACACCCATCGAAGGCCGCAAGGCACGCGCCATCTGCACCACGCATGGCCTGCCCTTCCCCTGCGACGACTGCAAGACCGACCCCGACCTCAAACCCCTCGAGGACCCGAAGTCCTGGCGAGCGCAGTACCTCATCGAACGCGAACAGGCCGCCGAGCAGCGCCGACGCGAGCTCGCTGAGCAGGCAGCGCGCCGAGAAGCCGCCCGCCACGAAGCCGCACGCAAGAAAGCCCAACAGCGGGAAGCCGCCCGCACCGAACTACACCCGGAGGAACCATGACCGACAAGCAGAAGCGCCTCGAGCCCGCCGACACCGCCCTCGGCCACATCGTGAGAGAGGCGATGTGGGGCGCGCAGATGGACGTCACCGACCGCGCCCGCCTCAACGCACTCGTCTACGGCATCTTCAACGGCCTCGCACAGGACGCCGGGCGATGAGCTTCCCCGCCCGCTACCGGAGCCGCTGCGACAACTGCGGCGAACGTGTCGAGATCGGCGAGTTGATCCGCTTCGACGAACTGTTCGGCACGCGCATCATCCACGACGTCTGTCCCGACCCGACCGAACACCGCGCCCCCATCTGCGACCGCTGCTTCACCGAGAAGCCGTGCGCCTGCGACGACGAGGACGCGTCATGAGCCGGCCGACCAGCCCCCTCGCCGTCCTGGCGCCCGCCGACGACGAGTGCTTCCACGGCGAGCACTGCCCGCACGAGCAGCGCCCCGGCCCCATCCGCGACGCCATCCACGCCGCCGCCCTACGCATCACCGTCGCCGCCATCAACCAGATCGGCCGCTCAATCGACAAACACCAGGAGACGAAATGACCACCACCGACCTCAAGCCCGGCGACATCGCCCAGCACCCCGAGTACGGCTACGGCCTCGTCCTCAAGAACTTCCCCGGCGTCCCCACGATCTACTACGCCGGCGAGCACGGCTACGAGAGAACCACGCGCCGCTACACCGGCTGGGGGCGCGTCGAGATCGTCCGCCCCGGCCACGTGCAGGTGCGCGTCGACGACCTTGCGGGCGAGCTGCTCCACTGGCGTGAGGTTGGCGACAGGGCGCTCTGGGTCGAGAAAGTCATCAGGGAGCGCGCAGCCCAGGCCTTCGCCGCACAGCGCGCCGAGAGCACGCCGCCCGCCGACGAACAGGGCAGCGCGGCACCTTCCACGCTCGACGACTGGTACAAGCGCGTCGCCGACGGGGTCGAGCTTGTGCGGCGAGCATCCAAGATCACCTCCGACGAGCAGGAGGCCGACTTCGCCAGCGGCTGGCTCCGATGCCCGTGGTGCCGCGAGGACTTCGCGATCTTGCCGCGCCTCGCCCGCGACCCCGGCAACCGCGTCAGGGCTGTCGGCCTCAGCGTCACCCACACCTGCGCGCCCGCTCAGCCCGACGAGCCGCAGGAGTTCGGCGCCCGCATCACCGTCGACGGCGAGCGGTGGCTGCGCGTCGGCGACAGCGACAGCAGCTTCCCCTGGCGACGCTGCGAAGGCGTCCTTGCGGCCTGGGGCGAGCTCACCGAGCGCGGCCTCGTCACTCTCGGCTGGGACGACTGAACCGTCATCACCCCCAAGAACGTCACCAAACGCCACGAGAACGACGTTCGGACAAAAAACGCATCCGTACCCATCCGCGCCACCCGGACGCGAGAAAGTCCCCCCAATGAAGATCTACGGAAACTGCGGTTCGCTCGGCCACACGACCTTCCGCCCCACCCCCGCCACAACCAGCACGAAACACCCGCCCAAGGCCACCGCACTCGGCGCCGACCTCATGAAGCCACCCGGCCACATCGCCCACCTCAACAAGCAAGCACGGAAACGCCGCGGCCGCCCCAAGACCGAAGCCGCACCCAAGACGTGCGAGCAGTGCGGCAACGAGTTCACCAAGCCGCCCACCCTCAGCAACTTCAACTGGGGCAAGCGCCGATTCTGCGGACGCGCCTGCTCCAACACCGCCGACGCCGCCGCGAAGAAGGCTCCGGCATGAGCGCCACCAAGGGCATCACACGCGCCCAGAAACTCGACATGGCGGCCCGGCGCGCACGAGGCGAAACCCTCGCCCAGATAGCCGCCGCACACGACGTCACCATCCGCACCGTCCGCCACCACCTCACCTGGCGCGAACCCCGACAGCTCTCACCCTGCGGCACCAACGCCGCCTACGCCCGCCACCTCCGACGCGGCCAGCAACCATGCCCCGACTGCTGCGCCGCCCACGCCGAAGACACCCGCAACCGAAAGGCGGCAGCATGACCAACCCGCTCGCACACGCCGCGTGCATCGGTGAAGACCCCGAGATCTTCTTCCCCGGCGAGAAAGCACCACCGTCACACGCCGTCGACGCCCTCGCCATCTGCGGAGGATGCACCGCCCGCCAAGCCTGCCTCGACGCCACCATGCGCGCCGAGAAGTCCGCCGCGCACAGGTACGGCATCTTCGGCGGCACCACACCCCAGCAACGCAACCTCCTCGCAGCCGGCACCCCCGAACGCATCCTCTGCTCGCGCTGCAACACCCTCAAACCCGCCGCCACCTACGCGCCCGGCCGACGCGTCTGCGCCGACTGCCAGCGCGAACAGAACCGCCAGTACGCACGCGCCGCACACAACCGCCGCAAGAACAACCGAAAGGCAGCCTGACCATGAACCGCAACACCATCACCGCCGAGGGCTACCTCCCCGCCGACGCGCAGGTCCAGTTCGACCAGCAGGGGCGCGCACGACTCAACCTGCGCTTCTCCAACCAGAAGTCACACAAGGACGAGCAGACGCAGCAGTGGGTCAACGACTCCGAGGCCATCTGGTTCGGCGTCACCGTCTGGGGAGCCGAAGCCGAAGCACTGGCCGACAAGGCGCTCAAGGGCGCGCGCATCAAGGCGTCCGGCCAGCTCGTCGCCCGCGCCTACACCAAGGACGGTGAGCAGCGCACCAGCCTCGAGATCGAGTTCCCCGCCGTCCGCATCGACCCGCCCCGCCAGCAGAACGGTGGCGGTTACACGGGTAGCCGCAACGGCGACGGCTCGTGGACACCCAACCAGGGCGGCGGCTGGAACCAGCAGACCGGGCAAGGCGGCTTCGGGCAACAGGCCGGCAGCGACCCGTGGGCCGGACAGCAGCAGACGTTCGGCGGACAGGCCGGGCAGCCCACCGACGAACCGCCGTTCTGAAAGGGCCAGCCATGAGCAACATCTACTTCACCAGCGACCCGCACTTCGGGCGCCGTTTCGTCGCCAAGATCCGAGGCTTCGGTGACGACGAGGACGCCACAGCCAGGCACGACGAAACCATCTGCCAGAACTGGGCCGAAACCGTGACCGACCGCGACGTCGTCTACGTCCTCGGCGACCTGTGCGTCAGCGACCTCGACCACGCACTCGGACTGCTCGACCTGCTCCCTGGCAAGAAGCACCTCATCTGGGGCAACCACGACGCCGGGCACCCCATGCACAAGAACTGGCGCTCACAGCAGGATCGGTTCCTCAAGGTGTTCGCAACCGCCAACGTCCACGCCACCGTGAAGATCGGACAGCAGAAGGTCATGCTCAGCCACTTCCCCTACAGCGGTGACACGGACGGTCGCGACCATGACCGGCACGAGGAGTGGCGACTGCGCGACACCGGCATCCCGCTCATCCACGGCCACGTGCACAGCAAGTCGCAGTTCACAGCATCCGAGATCGGGACGCCGCAGATCCACGTCGGAGTCGACGCCTGGGGGCTTAAGCCGGTTGCTCTGCGAAGTGTGCAGGACTTCATGCCCTGGGGTGAAGCATGAGCCGCGCGAAGGACGTCGGCACGCGGGCAGAAACTGCGATTGTGCGCTGGGCACGCGAGAACGGGTTCCCCGGTGCTGATCGTGGGCCGCTGCGTGGCTCGAAGGATCAGGGTGACGTGCTCTTGTGCCCCGGCATCATCGTCGAGTCGAAGGCGCACAAGAGCGCGGCATCCGGTCAGCCTGCACCGAAGCAGCTCTTCACGTGGCTGATGGAGACCGACGTCGAAGCTGAGCACGCTGGCGCTGACTTCGCGCTGCTTGTCGTGAAGCGATCCGGCACCACCGACGCCGGCAAGTGGTGGTGCTACATGCGCATCGGTGAGTGGCTGCGGCTCGCCGGCGCGCACCTGCCCTTGCCTGACCCGTCGCAGCCCGTGTGCATGAGTCTCGCGTCCGCCGCCGCCGTCCTCAGATCCGCTGGGTACGGCACCGCCCCCGAAGGAGAAACGCTGTGAAGCACCCAGACGAAAGCATCTCCAGCGCCATAACCATGCAGTTCCAGCCTCGCGACCCGGATGATGCGGATGTCTTCGTGGACGAGTTCGCCGATGGACTGTCCGGCGTTATCGGTGACCCCGTGACTGTCACCGGCAAGCGGATCATTTGCGACATTTGCGGTGCTCAAACGGGTACCTATCCAACGTTCGCGCTGGCACGGGCCGAGGCGCGCGACTGCGGATGGGCGCGCACAGGAACGGACGACATGTGCTCTACGTGCTCAGGTCGCCGCTACGCCTGCATCGAATGCGGTGGCACCTACGCCAGCCCCGACCATGTCTGCACCGAACGCGAGGAGACCCAATGAACCGCACGCCTATCGCTCACATCCTGCTCCACTACGGCGCTGGTGACGGCGCGTTCCTCATCGACGGGTGGAAGGTGCCCGCCTTCATCGCTCGCGAGTTCGACGTGACGACCGACGAGTTCGGCGTCGTGCGCTGCACGGTCACGTTCCTGTGCGACGAGGTGACCGTGATCGCGCCGTGGGAGCCGCGTCGTATCGCGTCTGAGATCGTCAAGGAGGAGACCCGATGACCATGAAGCTCACGCCCGCCCAGCTCGACGAGATCGAGGCGACGGCGAAGGACGAGATGGACAGCGGGTGGAGGATCGTTTTGATGAACCCGGCCGCGACGCTCGCCCTCGTCGCTGAGGTGCGGGAGTTGCGCGCGCGCTTGTTCGACGTCAGCAGCGTCGTCTATGCGGTCGATGGCAGTGCGGGCGGCACCGTGGAGTATTGCCACCCCGACACGCGAGAATGGCGTGATGTTGCGCCTGACCTGCTCAGGGCGCTCGGGGAGGAGGCATGATCAGCACCGGCCGGTTCGAGTACGCCTTGGCCGTCGCGCTCGGCCTTGTCGTCGCCACCTGCGCTTTCGTCGTGTATGCGGTTGTCACGCACGACGGCAGGCCTGGCCCCGAGTGGACGCATGATCGTGGGTCGATCTACTGGTCGTGCACCGACAGTGGCCGCGCGCTCATCCGTGACGTCGATACTGGCTCGACGTTCCTCGACCGTGACGATCGCAAGTGTGACTCGGGAGGATGAAGATGAAGTACGTGAATGGCGAGCCGATGAGTGCCAAGGCGCAGCTCCGGGCGCTCATCAAGAAGCGTCTCGACAATCATCTCGAAGATAACCATGCTGCGGCTGTGATCCTGCTCGACCTCGCACCAGCAATCGCATGCCTCGAGGCTGGACACCCATGTCTGCCAAAGTGGCGGCTGAGGCGCTACCAGAACGTGGCCTGGAGGTGTGCGCGCTGCTGCTACTGGTGGCGCACCGAGTGGCGGACCTCCTACGTCGGGGATGACTGGCACTGGACATTCGCTCGCGCTGACGATCCGGTGACATACCCCTAACCCGCGAACACGAGCGCCCCGCACGATGGCGGGGCGCTCGTGTTCGTTTCTGTTGAATCCAACACTCGACGGGTAGAATCCAACACGCCCCGCCACCTCACAGAACGGCTCGCCCACCGTGACTGCTGAACTGCTGACGCCCGCCCAGATCGCCGGCCGCATGACCGCCGCCCTTGCCACCATCACGTCGCTATGGCCCGACATGCTCGAGCCCACCGGTACCGCCACCGGTGGAGGGCACGGAGACCCGCGCGTCATCCAGGTGTGCAACGTGCGCCAGGAAGTGAACTGGCAAGTACGCGGGTGGTGCCAGGTGCTCATCGAAGACCACGACCTCGACGACCGCACGCCAGACGGGCATGACACGCTCGGGCTGTGCGCCTACCTGCGCAAGCACGTCGACCTCATGTCCACGCACGAAGCCAACCTCGACGCGCTGCAGGAACTCGAGGACTGCGCCGACGCCGTCACCAACGTCGTCTTCGGGCACAAGCGGCCACGCCTCGCGCTCGGCGCGTGCACCATCACCGCGTGCGACGGCATCGTGCGAGACGCTGGCCAGGACGACGACGGCCACCAGATCGCACGCTGCACCCACTGCGGCACGACAGCAGGCGTCCGATGGTGGGCTGAGCAGATGCGTATGCCCGTGCGTGACACGCTCACCGGCGCCGAACTCATCGTCCTCGCACACCAGCAGTACGGGCGGCGCCTTACACCGTCAGCGATCAAGATGGCCGTCAAGCGTCAGATGCTTACGCCCCTGCCGAACACGCGGCCGCAAGCGTTCACGATGGCGCAGTGTGTTGGGTACTTGACGAGGTCGGCATGAAGGTGCGTGACGAGTACATAGTCAAGCGCAGCGAGCAGTTGGCCCGGCGTCAGATCACCCGCGATGGGAGGGTCGCAACGACGGATCTCGTGCAAGTCATGGCCCAGCGATTCAAAGCGCAGGCCGCCAGGGAGTTCGACGACCGTGACAAGGTGAACCCCTACGCGTATGGCGTTCCGAGGACTAGCGGGAACATGGGCGTCATCTCTGGACAGCGCAAGAGTGCCAACCGAACATCAAGCCTCGCTCGCATGAGCGCAAGCCCGGAAGAGGTGGAGTGAATGAAGCTCGCACAAGGCGAAGTCGAGAAGCTGATTCGCGTTGCTCACGAGTCACTTCAAGAGTCGGGAAAGAGCATGGGTTGCACCAAGGTGACCAGGTTGTGCCGGTTTTACGCCAGGAACATCGCGCCGACGCGCCATCAAGGATTCGTTCCGTGGTTCATGGGCCAGTTGGACGTGTCGCCGCAGGACAATCGAGCCATTTCCGCTTCGATGTACCGGCGACTCGGCTATGCAGATCCGACCGGCGAAGAGGCTACGCGCAACGTCATGCGAGAGGATGGCTTGACTAAGGGCTCGTAATGCCATACGGTCACAAGTGAGCAGCACCAGTGTCTCTACTGGCAGACGCTCCTTCCGACGCCCCGAGTCATTGCGACCGGGGCGTTTTGCATGTCCGGGCCTACTCGTGGCGAGGCCAGCCCGGACGTCGACCAAGTCCACGCGCACGCGCCCACCTAGCCACTGGCATCGGACGCAGCGCGTGGCCCACCATCCGGATGCCGCAGCGGATGGCGTGACACACCCCGCGCGCCTCAGGGAATGGCGGGGAGCTGCGGCCACAACGTAAGTGCTGGCGCCACATCTCCTAACCCGGACCGGCGAATGTAAGTGATCCCTTAACTCGCTTACATTCTTCGCCGCGAATGTAAGCGAGGTGAGCATGGCCGAGCACGACACCGGAAGCATGGCCGTCACCTACGTCTTTGAGCGCGGCAAGCTGGTCAACTGGACGATCAAGGGCGGGCCGCACACGCTGGCATCCGCGCTACGGCTCGACGCCTACCTGCGCTCCACGACCAAGCAGAGGTGAGCGCGTGACGGACATGATGACGTTCCGCTGCTGCACCGAACCGAACCTGAGCGACGTGCTCGCCAAGCTCGAAGGCCAGACTGTCGATGTCCTCGATCACGACGGCAACGTCATCGGTCAGGCCATCGTCGGCCAGCGCATCTACTCCGACGAGGACGACGATGGGCAAGCGTGACAGCTACCGCGAGCACACCGACTGGAGCGTCGTCGAACAGGCCTACGCCGAGCAGCAGCACGAGCGCGACATGCGCGACCTCATGATGCCCGAGCGAGGCGTCATCGTCGATGAGTGCAGGTGGGGTCGGCAGTGAGCAACCGCTACGGCGCCGAGCACTGGAAGCTACGCGGCCGCTACCAGAAGCGCATGAACAACGGCGAGCCCATCGCATGTTGGCGATGCGGCAAGCCCGTCGACCCGAAGCACTGGCACCTCGGTCACAAAGACGGAAGCCAGCGCGACGAGTACGCAGGGCCAGAGCATCCAACCTGTAATACCCGGACCAGCGCGCAC